ATTTTAGCATCATATCCCATAGTTAGTCTGATAGATAGACCTGTCTCTGGGTCATTGTAAACTCCTTGGTTTACTCCTAGTCCATTTCCATCAACTGGAAGTGGGCGGATAGCTAGACCAATAGCATCTTTGTGGAAAGCCATATTGTATTTTCTTACTGGGCTTCCTCCTGATTGGATCAACTGAGTCTCAAAGATACCCATTCCAGCTACCTGTGGTAATTGTGCAGTTTGTGCTACATTTCCACCAAAGTTTAGCACTTTATTGATGTCATCATCTTTTAGAAGGTCAGCATATTTAGAAGCAGACACAGCATAGATAAATTCTCCATCAATAGGGGCTTTATTTCCAACTAGAGTCTCTCTCAAAGACACTATATCATCATAGTGGTTAGCTGTCTCACTAAGAGTATTGCTGAAAGATAATCCAAGAGTAGCTACAGATACATCAATTTGTTTCAAAACTGAATGAATAGCTTCTGTAATATATCCTTGTAATACATCTGGTCGAGCTTGTGCACGTCCAACATCTTCAATCAAAACAGTCTTGTGCTTGTGTTGGTTAAGAGTAATGGTAACATCGCTGTCAGCAGGCCCTGTTAAAGCATATTCAGATCCAGCTACTTTGTTGTCAGCAGTTCCTAAGTCTCCTAAGAAACCAATTTTTACAGCTTCTCCAAAAGCTCTAACATCTTCTGAGAAATCTACATTTACAAAACGAGAAATTCCTCTTCTTTCTTTTAAGGTCTCCAAAGCAGTTGCGGCTGCAACTGTAGGGATGAATGAGTCAAGTAATGACTTTGTTATTTCATTAGCCATATTGGTAATTTATTATTGTCCTAGTAATATTCGTCCTTCTTTTTGTGCCTGTTTTATATCTTTAATATTTTTAGCTACAAAGTCTGAGTCTCTTAGTTGTGACTCTTTATAAATCACACCGCTAGTTCCACTTGGGTTTCCACCTTGTGGATTACCGGCATTGCTAGTTGTCTCAGGTTTGAAAAGATAGGGCATTTCAGTTTTTATTCTCTGTAATTCAGCGGATAATGCTGTAGGGTTAACCTCTCCAGTTTCATCAGCTACCTTGTCAGAGTCTATAAATCGCATAACTGCATTTACATCGTGAGGATTGTACTTTACGGACTCCTGTATAAGGGATTTCTCAAGATTACTTTGCTTAAATCGTTTTTTATACTCTTCAAGCTCTTGTGAACGGGTCTCTGCAAGTTGTTTCCAGTTCCCTTCCTCTTCCGCTTTTTTAGTCTCGAACTCAGCTAATTTAGCTTGTAGTTCTTTCTTTTCTCTGTTGACTTCATCAAAGCGGCTTTTGGGGATTTGTATTTCCTTTGGAGTATCTTGTACAGTGGTTTCAGGTACAGTTTCTTGGGTTGTATCGCTTCCCTGCGGTTGTAGTTCCTCAGACATAGTCTTATGTAATTATACTAATAACATCCGTATCGTGGATGAACCGTTATCGGTATACTATCACTTGTTGCCTAATTTGTTATATAATCGGCTAACACATCAAGGCTTTCTTTTAATCTCTGGTCTTTAGTTTTCTTTTGGATATCTCTTATTGCTTTTATGTCCTTATCTTTTATAGCTTGGTTGACTAGATTATAGTCTTTTACTCCTATTTTGGTTGTAAAGGTATCAAATGCTTTTAATATATTTTTAACTTCTGTCTCATTTAATTTAGACACAGTTCTCTTAGCTAAATCTTTATTGTATCTCTTAAAAAATACATTTATATATGGTTTTATTGTTTTGTCATTTTCTGAGTTAATAATTACACCAGCTATTCTATTAGATAATGTATAATCTTGAGCTAACTCTGCATTATCATAATCTGCTAATAATCCTAACCCTGTCAATCTTTGATTTGCTTTAATTATAACTCCTGGAGGATAATCTATATCTCCAAACTCAGCTGGAGTTGTTCCTTTTTTAATTAAAGCCATTACTTCTTTTTCTTGTTTAGATATATATTTTGAGGCTTCTTTTTGTACTACTTTTACTGGTTCTTTTAGATTACTTGCCCAGTTTTGTGCTTCCACCAATTCTTTTGGTTGATATGATTGTGTTTTTGTATCCCAAACTTTGCTAACATTGGCTAATCCTTCTGTATATGGGGATATACTGTGCCTACAATTGACGTGTTTTAATCCAGCTTCTGTTGCTTTTGCTAAGGTTGCATATCCTTTTGTCCTCCCTGTTAAAGATAACACTTCATTCTCCCAAGGTCGGCACAAAGCACATTCTCCAAAATGGTCTGAGACTTGCACTAAATCATAACCTTCCTCAATTATGGTATTGCTAGTCCCCTGCCACTGTGCATCGGTAAGTATACTTCTAGCCACACTCGAGGCATAGGTATCTATCCCCTGCCTTCTCCCATTAGCAGAGACTACAGCGGTTGCACTGGCTTCTTTTAAGACATTGGTCACACCTTTTGATATAGTCTTTAGATCATCCCCTGTCAATATACCTTTCCCAATCTCTGCCTTTATCTTTTCCTGTTCGGAGAATGTCAAAGCCCGTGTCCCACTGTCTCTAATCCCTTGGGATATTTTGGAGGTATATGTATATGTGTTATTGATAAGGGCTTCCAATGCCTCCTGATGTTTTACCACAAAAGACTGGTCAAACTCATACACTTGCCCCCCTTTGATTGAGGCATTGACTGCATTGCTCATCCCTTCATAATACAAAGAGGGAATAGTTATATTTGCCCAAGCCTCTAATTGTAGATTATATTTATCTGCTATATTCTTTATAGCTCTTGATTTACTAGCCACAGTTCCTTTGTCTAGTCTATCTGCATAGGTAGCAAGGTCAAGGTAAGCCTCCTTAACTATAGCTTCTATAAGTTTGACTTGTACATCTGATTGGACAATTCCGTCAGGTCTAATCCTCCTCTTCGTCTCCTCCGTCATTTATTCCTCGGTTAATTATTGAGAACGGGTTGGCTTTATTTTTTGCATCTAACTCTTGTTGTATTCTCTCAAGTTTATCTACTGCTTCATTTCTAGTTATTCCTTCAATATTGGCAATAGAGTCCTCTTTAGTGGTCAATTCATAATCTAGTTTACCTTTCTCATTTTCTAAGATTTCTAATTCATCCATAATAATTCCATCCTGCCAGAGTATAGTTGGAACTTCAGTTTGTGCTGGTCTTTTATCATCTGCCTGTAATCGGTTATTTCTTGCAAATTCAATAGCACTTTCAATCAATGACTTTATTCCATTATCCCAGTACATCTGTTTTCTGTGTTTCAAAGATAAGGTTCGGAGTAGTTTATATTTTAATGCCCTTCCTGACTCGGCTACTCCATATTTATTTAATCCAAATAAAGTAGGGGACATCTGGGAGCTAATCCATAACTGCTCTAATAACACATCAATCTGTGCAAATGATGACTCTAGTTTGGAGTCCCAGACAATATATTCTGGTTTGCTAGTCTCACCATTCATTGGATGGCTTTTTAATTCAATCATTTTTATTCTTTGTAAACTTACTTCTCCGTTTTTATTTAACACACCGTCTGGGATTGCCAATATAGGGTCTCCGTGTTTGTCCAGTATATGCTCATTACGGGATAATCTGTTATTGATAGCAAAAAATAAGTCTACTAAATCTTCATAATCACTAATCCCCCAGAATTTACCGCTCATCCCCCAGTTTTTAATGTGATGAATAAGACTATACCCTTCACCTAAATTGGTTTTTACAATCGGCTCTATTCCAAGTATATCCTTTGAGCTATACTCGCCTCCTATGGTATTGTCTTTGAACTCAAATACTCTAGTCTCAATCTCTCCGACTCTATAAGTCTCTTCTACTAAGTATAGATTATCATTGACTGTTTGCTTATATGCCAATATATGCTCTTTGACTGGTGCTTTGACATTATTCTCATTATAAATTGGGAAGTATACATCTGGCTTGACTGTGTCAATCTTAATCTGTCCGTCCACAGCTAATATCCTCATTACTGAGTCTCCTTTATAGCTGGAGACCAAAGCCTCCTCATACAATGTTGTCCAGAGATTATTCTCATACCATAACTTGTCTACAAATTCTTGATTAGTTTTATTCTCTAACAATACTTTTGGTTGCTCTTCAAATAATAAGTCAGCTGAGATAGTGCTAATAATCCTTGGATAGGGAAGTACTACATACCTGACAAGCGGGTCTTTACCTGAAAACTGAGGATCATACTGGTCTAATTTACTTCTAAAAGCAGTTCTATGGTCGCCCATAAATAACCTTTCGTAGGTGTCATATTTTGCTAATCTGTCTATGTCTTTTTGCGGAGGATATTGTGTCATAAATTAAAATCCAAATGGTTTATTACTATATACTTTAGCACTTGTTGCCTTTTCAGCTTCCATATAGTCTACAGTATACCGTAACCCATCGCAAAAATGGTCTTTAACTTTAATTGGCATATCCATATTTTGCCCGTCTTTATTTTTCTGCCACCTATAGAATTGCAGCTCTTTAATTGCATTGACTGAGTCGCTTGTCACATAGAATTGTTTTGTCTTTACTGCATTTATTCCACGGATAACCGAGCCTTTGTTTTTGTAAGCTGGTTTTATATTGTACCCTGCATAGAATATATCGTTTATCTTTCCAGGGTCTTCACTATCTCCCACCATCACAGTTTGTTTGTCTATTCCTAGCTCCTGCATTTTTCTAATTATATCATCCGAGTTTAAGCCTGATTGGTATAGTAGCTCTTTTGCATATATGACATTATCCTTTTCCCTTACCTCTACAATGGCAGTCTGATTGTTAAATCCCCAGTCAGCCCCATAATATCGTCTATCATAACTCTCTGGCAAAGCCTCACATACCTGCCAATGGGTGTAGATTAAGTCTTCACTTACTCCCCGCTCTCCTAATCCGAATACTCTCCAGAAATTTGGATCTAATGTCTGATATTGCTCAATCTCTGCCACAGTCTCTGGTGAAAGGAATGGGTTATCTTTGTATGTGGACTTGATTATTACACAATCATCTCTAGTCATCACATCATCATAAATCCAGTGGAATGAGTCGGACGGGTTAAAGTCTAATGTAATCTCCCCTGTTGTTCTCATTGCTAATTGCCTCCAGTCTTCTCTGGATAACTCATTGGCCTCATTTAGCCACAAATAGTCTCTTTTAGCTCCTCTTTTCTTTTGTGGGTTATCCATACCTAGAAACTCTACCAGATTACCATTTAGATTATATGTTTTAAGTGTTTTATTGTGGTTGGTAGAGTCATACAGCCCCCAGTTGATAAGTATCTCAAAGAAATCCCTTGCCACAGTTAAATCTAAAGCTGGGGAGGTCTTTCTTACAATAGACAAGACTTTCCCCTTTTCTTTTAATAGTTTCAGGATATACTTTTGGCAAATAGAATATGTCTTAGAACTTCTGGAACTTCCTTGATTGACTATTATCCTTTTTTTTGCCTCCCAGTTTCTCTGGAATACATTGGTTGCTTGGATTTTCACAGTAAAGTTTTCTTTACAGCCTTTATTCTAGCCTCAGCTATAGGAATATACTCCTCTGTCATTTCAATACCTATAAACTGCCTATTTAGCTTCTTACAGGCGACACCCGTACTGCCACTACCCATAAACGGGTCAAGCAC